AGCAGCTCGCCAAGAGCTTTTACATCAGCTAATTGTGAGTTAGCAGCTGCAATGTTTTTCTTGAATCTTTCGTCGGAAGTACCAACAGTTGTGCCGTTGATCGTTCCTGCAAACGTGGCGCTGCCGTTACTGCCGTTCAGTTGAATGTTGGGGCTGCTTAGATTGCTACCTAGATGCAAGTCACTGTTGGTTTTTAAACCTGAATGCCAAGTGTTGCTACTTGAATTCTTTGCAGCCCAAACGTAGTTATTGGAGTAAAGGGATGTTCCAGTGACAAACCAAGAATTGGTAGTGCTACTTTGAAATGAAGCGCTGGCTGCAGTTATTGAGCTAGCAAAATTGGCGCTGCCGTCATTGTTTAAGGTCAGGGGCGTGTAGCTAGGAAGACCATCACTAGCAGTAACTCTAAACTCAAGACTGCCTACAGTGGAACCATCTGAACCATAAGCTCTGATTTGTGAAAGGTTGGCATTTTCTTGGCTAAATTTTAATCTACTAGAACCATGTGAAGTGTTTTGACCTGTTGTTGAGATAACGCCAGCAAACGTGGCGCTACCATTGCTTAAAACTGAAAATGGATAATCGGCTGAATTAGGATTTTGAAGGAATAGTGCAGGAGTTGACGAGGCATTAGCAACGACTCGAAAACGTTGAGCAGCACTGCTACCAAAAGAAGCATTGCCAGTGCTATCTAGTGTAATGCTAGGCGCAGAAGATGTGCCAGTGCCGATGATTGTTACATTACCGGTAAATTCGGCCTTGCCATCTGCAGTTATCTGAGACGTAACAGAGCCACTAAGTCTGCCGGCAATAACAGCCCCACCACCTGAAGTCCTATTAACTTGGATAGCGCCAACAGAATAAATACGAGCACCTTCAGTCGAATTGTTGCTTGCTTTCCAGCCGCCAAAATCCACATCACCAGCAAACTCGGCAGAGCCGTCTGCTTTTACTTCAAACGTTGGTGAAGCATTCCCAACTTGAAGTCCTTGGAAGACAACATTAGATGCATCACGTCTTGCGCCAACAAAACCTACATTTGAAATATATGCTCCTTGGTTGGAAGTATTGGTGTAAAGATCACCGACTTGAAGCGCACCCGTCATGGTGTCGCCAGTGACATTTACAAACTCACCAGCTTGACTACGCCATGCAGTGCCATCGTAAATTTTTAGATCAAAAGCACTGCCAGTTGTATCAAGCCACTGTTCTCCCTTTTCGTTGCCTTGCTGGCCAGAAACCGTTCCAGTGCCTGTAGTAGTTCCTGTTGCAGTGAAAACAGTGCCGACTGTATTGGCAGACGCTCCAACCAACGTAAAATCAGAATTGCCTACAGTAAGAATTTGATAAACAGTTCCAGTTACAAGTGCTGTAGCAGCAAGGGTGTTTGGCGAAGAGTTCGGGGCGCTTGTTCCAATATGAACTGGACCAACCTTTACTAGGTCACCGTTGCTGTCTTTAAAAAATAAACCAGGCGATCCTTGGTTGGTGTTTACCGCAATTTGCCCTGCCGACATTACAGCCGGTATAGGCCTCTTGTGTGCGGTGCTGCTACGGAGGTGCTGGAGAGCCATCCTTAACGCCTATTGCTAGGCCGGAAATAACCCTCCTAGTTTACAAGACTCAGAATGTCCCGTCATCTAGCTGACTAGTCAAAGCCACCGTTCCACTGCTATTGGGCAGTGTGATCGTTCTGTCAGCAGTAGGGTCGGCTAGAGAAAGGGTAGTTTCGAATGCGTCATCGGTTGGCCCTTCAAATACGAGCGAGCCAGTATTGCCAATCATGACTTGACCGCTAAAAATGCCGCCTGCTTTAGGCATTGCCAATGCGGCAAGGTCATAGGCAGTCTTTACGCCATTTGGTGTTGCAGCGGTCGTTGTACTAGAAGAAGCAACCCCGTCCGTAAGCTGCAATACACCAACCGCACTTGTACTACCGGTACTAATTGTTAGCGCTGGAGTAGTGGTTCCGTTAGTGACACCAAGTGGTGCAGTTACCGTGACGCCAGTAACCGTTCCAACTTGGTTTGTAATCCACTCAAGTCCGGTAGCAGTGCTGCTGTTCGCACTAAGAATGTAACCATTGTTCCCAACTGCCAGCTTGCTTAAAGTTGTTGTTGCACTAGCAGCAACTAAATCACCTTTAGCGTATGAAGCGATATTTGTGCCGCCTCTTGCAACATCAAGCGTGCCGCTCGTCATGTTGTCTACATCACGGCATTCGTTGCTAACTTCTTCCAGTGCAGATTGAACGTTAGTTGAACCTAAACTTGCAGCAGGACTAAAGGCAACGTTATTAGCCGTTTGCGCTGTATAAGTGCTGCTAACGTCAATCTCGAGCCATTCACTGCCTGTTGACAGGAGCAAGTCAGGCGGAGCAAGAGCAACTGTCGGAGCGGGCGACGTTCCAGTGCCTGGCTCTGAAACAACTAAGTAATAATTACTGTTGCTATTGCTCGGAGTGGGAAGTGCATTGCCTACTGTTAATCCGATCGCAGAGCCTTCCCCAGTCACAGATGCAACTAAATTAGTGCTTGCGTCATAAGTACCGGCAAGAATAATTGCGCCAGCCGAAATACCAATTGACTGCCAAACGTTCCCATCCCAAAGGAAGAAGTTCTTATCCAGCGGATTGAAATGCAGCTGTCCTGTAAAGGACGCAATCGGCAATGTCTCCCCAATTGATGCTGTTGACTTATTGGCAAGTTTTGATGCCGTGATGGCCCCAGAGGCAATTAAGTCTGTAGAAAATGTGCCGCTAGTAATTATGCCAGCACTAAGACTGGGAATGTCTGATTCAACTAAATCTGTAACAGCAGTTATGCTGCCTTGAGCATCAAACGTAATGCCACTTTTTGTTCCTGCAGTAACGCTGTTTGCAATACTAATTGTCCCGCTATTTACAGTAAGCCCAGACCCTGGCTGCACAATACCTTTCGCGCTCGTTGTAGCGTCAGGCAAGTCATTGGGAACGAGTGCTCTAAAAGTAGGAGCAGCGTCAACACCAGAAGCAGGGCCAACAAACACACTATTTGCTGCCTGTGTGTCAAGGGTTAGCGTAATATTTGCTGTAAATTGATCAGGATTATTTACCGCAATTGACAAAGGTGTTGATTCAGTTACTGTAATTGATTGAATTCCTGCCTCTTGCTGCCAGGCTGCCCCATTCCATCGATACGCAATGCTTGTACCTGTGTTGTACCAAGCTTGTCCTACGAATGAGCCGTTACCAGTTGGAGTTGAGTTGACAACAATGCAGGTAGCCTGATCACCTATCTTTAAGCTGTTTACCGCCGAGTTGTTTATTTTTGAAGTAGTAATCGCGCTTGACTGGATATTTACGGCGCTAACAATGTCATTAGCTAGCGTCGTCGCAAAAGAACCAGTACCTGAACCGGTCACCGCTCCAGTAAGCGTTATTGTCTGGTCACCAGTATTAGTGCCTGAACTTGTCCCAGCAAACGACGAGCCATCAGTCCAGGTGCCATTAGCGACAGCAAGGTCTCCTAACTCTAAAGTTGCACGCTGAGCAGCAGCATCAGCATCATCGATTAAAGCTCTTCCGGCAGCGCTACATGCAATTTCTTGCACTGTTCCTCCGCCAGAACTAACACGTCCAAGAAGTATGTTTGTCGCAGTTGTGTCTTGAATCTTGTCATAGGTAACTGCATCGCTGGCAATGTTTGTTGTGCCTACCACTCCAGCAGACAATGTTGTGGCGAAACCTCCCGATCCAGTACCAGTAACAGCGCCAGTAAGAGTAATTGTTTGGTCGCCAGTATTTGTCCCGCTAGACGTACCCGAGTGCGTACCAGTAAAAGTACCGCTTTGAGTTGCAAGAGATCCAAGACCAAGCGTTGTACGCTGTGCAGATGCATCAGCATCATCGAGAAGCGCTCTACCGGCAGCAGTACAAGTTACTTCTTGAACAGTGCCGCCTGTCCCAGTGCTGCGACCTAAAAGAATATTTCCGCCAGTCGTATCTTGCAGTTTTTCATAAGTTACGGCGTCGTTTGCAATCTTTGCAGTGCTAATTATTCCTGAGCCAATAGTGGCGGCAAAGGATCCAGTACCTGTTCCTGTGACATCGCCTGTCAGCGTTATAGTTTGGTCGCCAGTGTTTGTGCCGCTAGAAGTGCCTGAATGAGTTCCAGCAAACGTACCGCTTTGTGTAGCAAGCGTGCCCAGACCAAGCGTTGTTCTTTGTGCCGCAGCATCAGCATCGTCAAGCAATGCACGACCTGCTGCTGTTAATGAGTAAGGAGCATATGTATCCGCAGCCGTCAAGTAAATACTTTGGTTGGCTGCAGTTGTTAAACCTGCAATGCTTGACAGCCCTGCGTCCTGAGCTTGGACATTGGTTCCAATTACAAGTCCTAAATTTTGACGTGCATTGACTGCACTTGATGCGCCTGTCCCACCATCGCCGATAGAAAGATCGGTAATACCTGTGATTGAGCCACCGGTAATTGTTGCGTTGCTAGATGTAATCGCGGAGGTAACACCTGTAAAGGTAACTGAGTTCCCTGAACCAAGCCCTAATGTTGTGCGTTGCGTAGCAGCGTCAGCATCATCAAGCAAAGCTCTGCCTGCAGCAGTGCAAGTGATTTGCTCAATGCCCCCAGCGCCACTTGAGCTTCTGCCTAGGAGTGTGTTAGATGCGGTTACGTTTTGAATTTTGTCATAAGTGACGCTGTCGTCCGCTAAAGCAACAGTGCCAATTTTTGTACTACTACTTTGGTTGAGCAGATCAAGGTTAATTGATCCTGTGTTCAGCAGGTTGAGGCTTGAGGTAAGAAGGCTTGCTGCCGTTATCTTTTTGGTTTCCGTTGCACTGATGTCAACGATCGCAAGCACGTCGCCAGTTGCTGCTGCCGACAGGGCGGTAAGCTCTGTTATTTTCTGGTCAGCCAAGGCTTCAGCTCCGTGCTATGGAAACAGATGGTCTTATTGTAATCGTACTGTTAACGCAGCAAGAAGTCGACAGAATGCTCGACACCAATCTTGTCCGTGTCCTCTTTGAGTAAGTACCTTGACGGTCTATCCATGACCAGCCGGACCTTCCCGGTAGTGACAAAGTCTATAGAGCAATTGATTATGTCCCCAGACTGCACCGTAACCCCAGCATTGGTAACCACCGCAGTCAGCAGATAAAAGATGTTTTCTACGCTTAAATCAACGGATTGATCGGTTAAGTAAAGAGCTAAATCAAATGAACATCCAAGATCCAATCGCTGTATTAACTGCAAAAGCAATTTAGGAGTTTCCTGAGCACCAGACGAGACGTAATCAAATGCGCAATCAATTCGGCCAGAACCGCTAATTAATCCAGTGGAAAGCTGCCTTTTGTATTTATCACTTAACGACGTTGTTTCAATCTGATCTCTATTGTTTTGAAATTCATAGCGAGTGACATTGCCAAGCACGTTGTAGGCAAGGTCCAAGACCTTGACTTTCACTCCTAGCGGGCTGCCAGTAAAATTTTCTAAAACAATTTGATTGGCTTGTGCGTCATTGATTGCATTAGCGAAACTAGGGTAAAGCCTAATTCCACCTGCCTGATCAATGTTTACAAAAGCACTAATGTCTTTTTCTGTGACACCAGTTGGCCAAAAAGATGACGGAACAAAGTCAATCCCACGACTGTCTGCAGTTGAGATCTCGACGCGATCGCCAGTCAGCAAGTTGTCGACAGCGCCATCAAAGCTAAATCTATTTACGCCAGTGGTTATATCGTCAGGGCCTATAGACGCTGAAAGTATGCCAATAGATGTATCACTGCCCCTGCGTAATCTTACATTACCTTTTGTTCCAAGGAAAAAGGTCATGTTAGAGCAGTTTCAATAACTTTTGAAAACTCGCCATTCACTGTAAAATTAATTGGCACAACTACAATTTCTCCGGCAGACACTGAAACAGTCGCGGACGTGATGTATGCATCAAACGTAATTTCGTCTTGAGACTTAGAGCCCACCTTGAGCGTCATAGTGACGCTATCAGTTGCTGAAATACTGCTTGTTTTCATTACTCTTTTTAACAATTGTGTAAATTCTGTATTATCGCCCTCCTCCGTTCCACTGCCTCCACCAGTGTCTTCCAGTCTGTAATACATTAAAGTTGCGCTACCAGTCGCACTCTTAACTCCAGGGACAAACGTATTGACGCCGCTGTCAATCGAGTTAGTACTAAGTAGCTCTACGGTCGCCTCAATAGACCAGTCACGGATTTTTGCTACAGGCTTGGTGCCGATTAAAAGCTGCCCCGTTCGCCCTGTGTAAAACTCTGACATCGACTTGGCCTGAACATTGCCATTATCTTAGCTCACAACAAAGTTGTCGCTACGAAAATCAGCAATATGCGCTCGCGTCCCACCAGCCTCTTCAAAACACGGGTACTCAATTGCTTTTACGCTTAGCTCCCCCCCTTCCTCGATCGCTAGCTCAGTCACCCTGAAAACGCGCTTGTTTGGCTTGTTAACACCCATCACAAACATCCGACCTTTGTATTGGTCGGCTTCAGTAAACGAAGCTGTACTTACACCTTGTTTTGTCGTTGTCACGGAAACAGAGTCTTTAGAATCTACGGTTCTACTCGAGGGTTCATAAAGTAAAAAACTAAAGTTATTAGTTCCAGCTTGTTGATTGTCTTTTATAGGCGAATTCAGCACACCATTTTCCATGACAATTCCAGACGAGTATATGTCCCACGTTTTAAGCCCAACATCTACGTAAATAAAGGCACCTGGCTCAAGCCCTGCCTCAGACGGCAAAGTTCTAAATTCAATCCCTTTCTTCACGTTATGACGCTGGTTGCAAATAAGCTTGCCAAACATAATCGCTTGTTCTCGTTGCGTAACAAATTGGCTTAAGTCAAAGGTTTCCCGAATTGCAGAGGCTGAGGCATCACTACGTTGAACCTCAACACTGCGATTTTGGCCGAATAAGTCTCTATCGTCATATTGCCTGTAGATCACAGAAGCTATTAAATCTTCGCTTGAAACTCCATAGTCTAAGAATTCTTCCTTATACGACCCTTCAAGAATATTCCCTGCAGTGAACAGAGCTGAAATTGGAACATTTATTGGAAGACCATTATTATCGGCGGCCTTGCCAGCCCCGTCTACGGGCAGAGCAGGGACTAAAGTGTCTTTTCCGTTTTTACGCGCCAACTCCAACAAGCTAAAAGGAGCATTGTTAATCCAAAATTCGCGCCATGAGCCTATGTCGCCGACCAGACCGTCCATAAATAGGTCGACCTTGAGCCCTCCTTCCTGTCTTGGTAAATTATTGTTTTTGCAAAAATTTTTAGCCAACATTAAACTATCTTTATCAAGATGAGCATCTTTTATATATTTTCCAATTCCGTCTTCTGGGTCAAGAAGAGTGTCTACAAAGATGTCGGGCGCATAACTGCTGGAGTCTGTTAGTGTTGCATTTCCTCCAATGCTTTCGACTGTGCGACATAATTTGCCCTTACTGACCAGCACGGTAATGTTGCGAAGATCTTGCAAGCCACGACTAGCAAAGACTCCTACTGCTATTTTTGATAAATTTTTATATTTAAAATTTGCAAAGCTGTCATCAAATTGCTGCTCCGTGACTGCAGTTAATTGAATTTCGGGTCCAGACTCAAAACTAAACTGGGTTTGAGTATCTGAATTGACAGAAAACATGTCCCACTCATTGGTGTAGATTGGGCCAAACTCTTCTTCATTGGGATAATTAAATTTTGCCGGATTAGCCTCAATATAGCGTCCACGCCAAAAAATATAATCAAACAGCTCGTCGCCCTTCTTGTCCGCGATTGGGACACTCAGTTGCTCGTCAGAGTTTTCTAGAAAAAGATAATGAGTAAATTTTTTGTGCCTCATTTCTGCAACAATGTCGAAAACAGGCCTAAAATCAAACTTCCACTTTAACGGCCTTGGATTCGTCTTGTTGTTATAAAAACCTATTTGCGTATAAAAGTCAGACTCGCTGCCATGCCTAATGGCAAAAAGATAAGGCAAAACTACTTTATTGGTTCTTTCATCTTCAGAGCCGCATTGTTCATAGGACATGCGAAAAAACGCCATGCGACTTTTAACGCCATTATCAGACTCGCTATATTCACGCATTTTTTCACTGCCATATTGTTTTTGCCGACCTGAAATTCGACGGAACAATCTTGTCTTAAAAGAAAAATTTACGATGTTGCTTTCGCTTAAGGTTGTGTAAGAAGCTGTTTCTGCTTTTACAAGACACTTGGTAAAGAAATTATTGTCAAATGATTGCGAGAATCCGTCCCAGTCCCCTAAAGCCTCGTCAATTAAGCCGCGCAAATCCTCTTTTTGTCTTGCAAGTTGCTTGTAACGCCTCCTTATGGCTCTTGTCCCAACGCGATCCTTGTCTCCCGATTTTTTGCCATCGTCGTCCTCCATGCTTGTAATAACTTCGCTCCGAAGCTGCTCTAACAAAGCAATATCTTTCTCTATAACCTCGATAGCCTCTTCGTGACGCGACCTTTTAAGCCTATTAACGCGATCGTTTACGTTTGTTCTTGTGTCTTCTTCTGATCTGTATTTTGAAGAAAGAGCATCATTCTCGTCAAATTTTTCATTAGCTAGGCCAGTGTTCTTATTTAATAGTTTTTGAACGCTTCCAGACAAAATGGCACTTTGCCGTATTTTTGTAACTTGATCCGTGATAAGCGTTGTGCCCTTCTTTTGCTGGTTGTATTTTTTTCCGGACTTATCTGTAAGCCTGTTGCGTCGTTTTATAAGTTTTTCGTCATTCGGAAAAAGCGGGCTTGGATCATGTGTTTGCAGACCATTGAAGTTGAATAGATTCCATCTTCCCGTGGAATCAATATATATAAAAGTAAACCAATAATTTCCTTTTTTATCGTCTACACCCGTCCCAACGTTAGGGACTTGATTGCTACCGTCAGCTCTATTTTTAAAGTTTTTAAAAACCCTCTTTTTTGTATTGTTAAATACAGATTGCTTTCTACGTCCATGACCTAATTTATTTTCTGGATTTGACTTGTACCCTTTTATAAAAGAATTTTCGCATTGAAAAATAGAACGATCCCCCTCGTTCCCAGGCACGTCTTCGGTATCTCCTCCGTCGAAATCATCTCCTTTTTGTATTTTTTTTATTAACTTTTTGAGGCCTGCAATTTGGTCGTTGATCTCGCTTTTAAGCTGCAAAGTTTCTAAGACTGGTGGGTCGTCAGAATTGTCTTCCTTGAGGCTATTGGTATACTTTATTGAACCATTTGTCAGGATTTTAGCAGTTTTGTCTGCAAGCTTGTTAAGGATTAACTTTTTATTTTGATCCGAAGGGTTGTCAGTATCTGTAAAATTTTCGTTGTTTCTATCATGGTTTCTTGAAACGCTTGCCAAAAATTCTGGCGTCCATGAGATTTCCTGGCTAGTGCTGAAGTCAAAAGAGAGATAGTCGACCTTAACATTTTTGATGCTAGCGTTTGTTACTTTGCCGTCTTTTGCAACTCTTTTTGTGCATACAAAAATTTCACCTTTTTCGTTTCTTGTTGCGCCCGTTTCCGTGAAGTCTGTATCAGTAGTATCAGTGATAACATAAGTATTTCCAATGATCATGTTTCGAGCCAGTATTTCTTCACTGCTAAAGTCCTCATTTTCTGCTTTTAAGATCCTTCTTGCATCTGTGAAAGCTTTTCTTAAGTCTTTGTTATCCTTTACGGGCTCTTGCGTGCCGTAAGGCGTACCTGGAATCTGGCCAGATTCAACACACTTAAATCTTGCTTTTACAGCTTTTTCTGGGGTTATAATTCTGCTGTCTTCATAACTAGATAATTTAAATTTAGCGGTTCCAAGCATATATATGCTTCCAAAGTCTAATGTTTCCAGGAATCGCCGACGCATGTCAGCTGTTTGGTCCTTTAAACTTTTGTCACCACCGTCGTAAGTTGTTTCTCTAAAGCAAATTTCAATTTCTTTCCCTTCAGTAAAAAAATTTCCTTCAGGAGACTCGTTGTTAGTCCAAAAGTTGTTATCTTTTGCATCGCTGCTAAGGGTAATACCTAGATCGGTGTCCTCTCTGTCGCCGTCTTCTTTACGGGAGATCAACTCAACGTTCAAAGGAATCGGATCGAAAGCACCTAAACTTGTCGATGTAGTTGGAGTGTAGGCCTGGCTAAATCCATTTCGATCGTCAAAGGGTGTTAACAAGCGCAAAGCTTTGCCTTTGGGCTCGCTTGGCTGCAAGCTCAAGGGGAAAGAGTCTTTACTTCCAAACCCATCACTCAAATGGTTGAAAGATGGAGGCCCCGCATCTCCGCCACTATCTTCAAAAATAAAAACATTTGATTTATCCAAGTCTGAAAGAGCTGTCTGCCCAAAAGCGGTTTTTCTATATTTTATTTTTCCAATAGTGCTCGCTCCAACTACCAGCAGTAGCCTCATAAATTGAGTCGATCCAAAGTTATCAATAGCAGACCAAACCAAGGAAGTAGATACCCTTACATTGCCTAATTTGTTTTGATCTGTATAAACTAAATTAACTGGATCGCCATAGGAAGCAAGCTCCTGCGTACTGTTAAAGCCAAAGCTTGGAGCAAATCTTTGCTGTCTATTTTGACGGCGGTTTAGCTCTGGTATCTCCGGTTTAGGTGCTAAAAGCGCCGCACCTACCTGGAATAAGGTGCCGACAACTGTCAGAACAATTGCAATAGTGGCAGTATCATTACGCACATCTAGTGCCGTACCAACCTTTGGATCCTTATAGTCCTGCTGAATCGCAACAAAATTTAGATACTCTTCCTTTGTTACACCCAGTGCCTCTATCAGCTGGTGCTCGTAGGGGAGAAGCTTACGCATCAGTCAATCCAGAAGTAGTAAGCAGACACACGCGGCATTGAAATGCGAATAACCCGTTTGCCAGGCGCAATCAAGATGACGCTGCTATCAACAACGCTACCAAGAGCTGGGCTTGTTGGATCAGCCAGCAACGCTACCGCTCCATGTTCCGGTAGTGTAAGTCGTCTTCCCGTCTGAAGTAACCACTTCGCAAGACGAATTGGCTTGAATGTTTCTTGGGTGTAGGAGCCGTAAGCCCACTCAAACTTTTTGGAGTAATCACTCAAGCCTAAGCGCTTGCGCACCTCGCATACAAGCTGAAAGCAGTCTGTGTAGCCGTTGCCATCCGAAAAAGACGCGCCCCACTGGTACTTCAACCCAATCAGGTCGTTCATCTCAATGACAACGCAGCGTCCAATGGCAAGATTCCAACATTGTCTTGATTAAAACGTCGAGCTGGAAAGTTAGATGCGACTGCATCCGCCGCAGTATTGAAACGCAACTCAATAGTATTTTCGCTAAAACTTGCGCCAAGGCCAATATAAATTTCTTGCGAAATAAAGTTATTAGGTGTTTGCTCATTAGAATTTATAAGATGCGTAGTCAAGGTAAGCTGGCTTTTCCTGTTGCCGTCTGCTTTTTCCACAAGCTTAATCGCGTATTCAGTCGCGGGAAACAATACTTGAATTTGGGAGTTGTCACCCCCTAATGTCGACACGCTTCCTTCTACCTGAAATGGCGCGAAATTGATTCGATCTGTGTAGTAATTTTGATATGTGTAGCTGTTACCCTCCGCGTCAACCAAGTGAAATGTCTGCATAATCCGAATTTCATCAATCATGCTTGAATTTCTCCAACAAGGCTTACCGTCACTGTACTTAATTGATTAAAAACACTCCTAACCTCTGGTGGTCGAGAGTAGCGCCATTTAACGTTGCTAGGCGCTTTTACGTGACCGCTTACTCCTGACTGCATGCCACTAAACAGCTGTGCAGAAAGAGCAAACGTTGAAAAAGTTCCTTTGACGCCCTCATAATGATCAAGAATTTTTTGTGTGTTCCTGTCGTCATTACTGGTGTCGGGGATATTTTCAAACGTAAGATCCAATGTGTAGCCAGTCTTCTTGTTTCCAAAGGCACGCCTAAATACTGCCCCTGACAAAGATGTATAAGTAGCGCTTGGGATGTCGCCCATCCTAAAGCGACGGGTGGTTGGCACTATTTCAGGAAACCGAGCCATTAGCGAATACCTACTCTGGAGCGCGTGCGTGGGCTGTTCTGCATTTTATCCAACGTCATACTCATTCCTCTCTTGGCGCCATCATTAGTTGCCTGACGACGAGTCGCGACCATTGCCTGCTCAAGCTGCTCACGGCTAACGTACTCCGTTCCACCGATATTAGTCGTCTCAAACGTAAAATTCATTTGTGGTGCGCCTGCTGCAGCAGGTGAACGTCCCATCATGCGCCGCATGTCTTCATTACGCATAATGCCACCGTTTGAACCTGGAATGAACATCTCTGGTCCTCTTTCTCCGACCATATAAGGACGGCCAGCAGTTACTGGGCCTCCGCTTGCCATTCCTGGCGTAAACAAACCAAAATCTGTAAGACCGCCAAAGCCGCCAGAAGGTGAACCAAAATCACTGCCTAAAGGAGCAGTCTCAAAACCTCCTTTGCCGCCACCAAGCAGACCAGCGAATGCTTTTGCAATGCCGATGGCGATGTAGGTGGCAATCATCTTTGCGCCTTCTTGCGCCAAGATCTGACCAACACTCTTCAGAAAATCAGCGAATACTTCTTTTGCGTTCTTAGTGCCTTCTATCAAGCCCATAATGCCGCTTGTCATTGCATTGCCTACTGCATTGCCGATGCCTTGCGAGATATTTACTGCAACTGTATGCAGATCATTCAAGCTATCCTTAGCGTTCTTAATAAATTTGTCGATAGGCGTTTGGTTTAAGACTTTTTTGAATAGCTTCATCTGCTCTTCTATTTGCGCATCCGTGATGCCTCCCTTGTCAGGGTCACGTAATGCCTCAAGACGCTGACGCTCTCTTGCAATCTCGAGCTGGTTGAATTCTTCTTGTGTAATCAGGCCAAGCTCTAGCTTGCGCTTTGCAAGAGAATCCTCAAGACTGCGATTTAACGTCTCTGATGCATTCATTCTTTCTATTAGCTTTTCAGCCATTTCCTTGCCAGAGTCTTTAATACGCTCTTCAAGAGCAGCTAACTGTCCAGTCTCTCTCTTGTTGATTGTCGCAAGCTCAACTCTTTGCTTTTGCATTGGCAATTGTTCTGCAGCCTTTCTTGCTAAGTTGGCCTCAAGCTCGATCTGCTCTCTAACTCCAATAATCGCGTCTTTGTCTAAATTAATTCTTGCTATTTTTGCGTCAGCAACTTCTTT